CAACTCACATGATCTCTGCCATGAACTTCTTTGTAAGCATGGAAACAAACGACTATGTTGAGATTATGTGGAGACCTTCAGATGTAGGTATCAGTATTGAGCACTACGCTACCAGCACCACGCCAACAAGACCAGCAATACCGTCTGTCATTGCGACGGTTACCTTTGTCTCCAATCTTTCAGCATAATTAGACCCTATGGCACTCGTACCAATCAAAATCCCTGCTGGCGTATACCGTAACGGTACTGAGTACCAGTCTGCGGGGCGCTGGTATGACTCAAACCTTGTGCGTTGGTTTGAGAACACATTGAGACCTTGGGGTGGGTGGCGTAAGCGCTCAACCTCACAGATGACTGGCGTCAGCCGTGGAATGCTCACTTGGCGTACTAATTCAGATGAACGCTACATTGCTGCTGGCACGCCTACAAAGCTCTACGCCATGAGCGAGGGTGGAGTCTTGAAGGACATCACGCCTACGACATTCACATCTGGCATCACAGACGCAACGCTAAAGACTGGTTACGGCTACGGCACTTACGGCTCTTCTGCCTACGGTGTGGCGCGTCCAGACTTAGGTGCAATCATCCCAGCGACTACTTGGTCGATGGACTCATGGGGCGAGTATCTTGTGGCGTGTTCTAGTGCCGATGGACAACTCCTTGAGTGGCAGTTAGGCTTTACCACGCCAACAAAGGCTGTTGCTATCACTAACGCGCCAACGAGCTGCGAGGCTGTGATGACAACGGCAGAGCGCTTTGTCTTTGGACTTGGCGCGTCAGGCAATCCACGCAAGGTATCATGGTGTGACCAAGAAAACAACACAGTCTGGACACCATCCGCAACGAATCAGGCGGGTGACTTTGAGATCAACTCTGTCGGCTCAATCAAGTGCGGTAAGCGCGTGCGCGGTATCAATCTAATCTTTACCGATGTCGATGTCCATGTGGCGACATACATTGGTCTGCCCTATGTGTACAGCTTTGAGAAGGCAGGATCAGGCTGTGGCGTGATCTCGTCACAGGCTGTCGCAGCCATTGATACGGCAGCCATTTGGATGTCTAAGTCAGGCTTCTGGGTGTATGACGGCTATGTCAAGCCTTTGGTGTCGGATGTTGGCGACTACATCTTCCAGAACATCAACTACAACCAGTCAAGCAAGGTCTACGCAGTACACAACTCAAAGTATGGCGAGATCATCTGGTTTTACCCTTCTAGCGCCAGCAATGAGAACGACTCCTATGTCGTCTACAACTACCGCGAAGGGCATTGGGCTATTGGTAGTTTGGCTCGGACTGCTGGAACTGATCGGGGTGTATTCACCAATCCCTTGATGATTTCGTCAGATGGTTACATCTACGAGCATGAGGTTGGCTTTACCTATGACGGCTCAACTCCTTACGCTGAGTCTGGTCCTTACGAGATCGGTAACGGAGACAACATCATGTCTGTGCGTCGGGTGATTCCTGATGAGCAGACCTTTGGCGAGGTCGTCGTGTCCTTCAAGACTCGGATGTATCCGATGGCGACTGAGACCACTTACGGACCATACTCCGCAGCTCAACCCACAGATGTGAGGTTTGCTGCCAGACAGGTCAAGGTCAGGTATACGGGCGATGTCTTAGACGATTGGCGCGTTGGCGTTAACCGATTTGATGTTGTCGCAATGGGTAAGCGGTGACTTAGAATTGAGTCAAGAATTAAGGGCGGGAAAAGTACCTGTGTGTATCCGAGAGGATTACACCTTTTACTTGGAGTTCTTTAGGGGTAATTTGTGGTTTCACATCGACATCAAGAGATGGTCGGCTGAAGTCAAAAAGGGTTGCCAGAGGGACTTTGCTCTTTTAGAGGATTTAATTGGGAAGCCTATCGTCGCGCTGATACGCGAGGATGACATCAAACTTGTAAGATTTGCCAAGTCATTTGGCTGGTCTGAGAAATGTCAAATATCACTATTAGACGGATCGAAGGCTTTTATCTACACCAACAGGTGTGACAAGGGAGATTGATATGGGTGGAGTCGTTGGAGATGTAGTTAGCGGTATAGGTGATATTGGTCAGGGTGCTATTGACACCGTGAGCGATATTGGCGTAAGCATTGATCAGGGTGTACGCGATACGCTTGGTCCTAATGGATGGACTCTGGCTGCTTTGATGGCTGCTGGTTACTACTACGCACCAGAGATCGGGGCTTATGTCAATGCTAGTGGTAGCACCGTACCTGCGTCTGCCGTAGTAGATGCTGGTGTAGTTTCATCACCAGTCACTACTGGATCAGTCATTGCGACAGAACTCCCAGCGTTTGGCACTACGGCAGCAAGTTCTGCTGCTGGAACAGCTCTGGCTAACGCTGCCACACCTGCTGCGACTGCAACCGCTTTACCTCCATTGTCTCCAGTCGTGCCAGCGTTAAACTCAACAACTGCATTAAGCACCGTTGCACCAGTAACTGCTGAAGGCGCTGCTGCTGGCGGTCTAGGCTCTACGCAAACAGGTTTGCTTGGTGGCGCTCTTAACTGGGCTACGGCTAGTCCACAAAACGCATTGACAGCAGCAAGCCTTGGTTTAACAGCAGCAAAGGCTTTAGGTGGTGGCACAACTTCCACATCGTCATCTAGCGTTGATCCTGATGTCAAGGCTGCATATCTACGCAACCTAGAAGAAGCCAGAGCAACGGCTGCTGGTCTTGGACCAAAGCAATTCGCAGCATTCCCTGAGTACAACTTGGGTATGGTTCAGAAGTACATGAACCCTTACGAGCAAGAAGTTATCCAAGGCACTTTGGGTGACATAGAGCGTGCTCGTCAAGGTCAAATATCTGCTGAAGGTGCAGCAGCCACAGCAGCCAAAGCCTTTGGCGGTACACGCCAAGCAGTCACCAGATCATTAGTTGACGAGGCAGCACTACGCAATGCAACAAATGCTGTTGCTCAGTTACGCCAAGGTGGTTTTACTCAGGCTCAGAACTTAGGTTTATCTCAAGAAGCATTGCGTCAACAGTACGAGCAGTCAAAACTCGATGCAGCTCGCAACCTTGGATTAGAGAGACTTGGTGTGTCTCAAGGTGCTTTGAGCTTACAGCCAACTGGTGGTACGCAGTCAGCACCACTTTACACAAACCAAGCCACATCAGCTCTTGGCGGTGCTCTAGGCGGTGCTAAGTTAGGTTCTTTAATTGGTGGGACGACTAATCCTGAGTATGCTGGCTATGGCGCTGGCATTGGTGGTTTGCTCGGTCTCATGTAAGGGGTAAATGATGGCAACACAAGACTTTAGTGGTTTACTCTTTGGTGGTGGTGGTACTGGTCTAGAAGACTATCTAAGTGCTGGTCAGCAAGAAGCTATCAGTAATCAAGCAATGCTGCAAGCAGCAGCAGCTCTCTTACAGGCTGGCGGTCCAAGTCGCACTCCGATCTCTTTAGGTCAGGCACTTGGCGGTGCTTTACAAGCTGGCTCTCAAGGTTATCAACAAGCACAGCAAGGTGCTATACAGAATTTGTTGACTGGTCAAAAACTCCAAGAAGCTAAAAGAGCAATGGATTTGCAAAGACTTACTGCGCAAACTTTGCTTGGTGGTGAAGTTCCTCCACAGGGAACAAAGCCAGAAGATATTAAATTCAATCAGTACATGAAGTTGGCAGACATATATGCTGCTTCTGGTAAGGGTGAAGAAGCCAAGCGTTATCAAGACATGGCATATCAGATCAAACCACGCTCTGAAGTTACAGGCTCTCCATTTGAGGTTACAGACGCAACTGGCAAGCCTTTGCTGGTTCAGCAAATGAAAGACGGAACTATTAGAACCGTTGAAGGATTTGGTCCAAAGCGTGATGTTGTATTGCAAAACCTTGGTGGTCGTACTGTTGCCATTGATAAGTCTCAACTTAAAGGTGGTGAGACATATACGCAAACTCTTGCACCTCAAATTGTTGGTGGTGCAGAGGCTGGTGGTTACTTCCAAGTTGGCGGTGGTGGCGGTGTAGGCGGCACTCCTCGTCATGCTGGCGCTCCAGCACCTAGTGGCGCACCTAGTGCCGTTGCACCTACTGGTGGTGCTGGCGCACCTCAAGCAGCGCCTACTGGACCACAGCCATTGATCCCAATAATTCCATTGCAAGGCAAGACATTTGGAAATGAGAAAGACTTGCGTGGTGAATTCCAAGCGCAAGTCAAGCCTTATGTTGAACTCGGTCAGGCTTATCAGAAGATTGAAACCGCAGCGAAGAACCCGTCACCTGCTGGTGACATTGCTATGGTTTACGGCTTTATGAAGGTGCTAGACCCATCGTCTGTTGTGCGTGAGGGTGAATTCGCCACAGCTCAGAATGCTGGAAGCGTACCTGATTCGGTACGCAATATGTACAACAAGGCTTTAAGTGGTGAGCGTCTCAACGAGAAGATTCGCTCTGACTTCTTACAGCAAGCCAGAAACCTTGTTGAGTCTCAGCGCGTCATGTCTAACGACTTAATGAGTCGCTATACCGAAGTCGCAAAGAACTACAAACTTGATCCTAATCAGGTTGTCTTTGATCCATTCAAGCGCGTACAGACACAAGAGCAGATCATTGGTGGCGCAACCAAAACAAACATTCCGCAGACTCGTCAAGAGTGGTGGCAGAGATTTAATCTAAAAAAACCAAACGAGTAGAGGTTACAGATGGCTGATACAAATATTGAGCGCATCCAGCAAAATGTCAAGACCTTGCAAGATCAAGGTCAACCAACCGAGATGATCCAGTCGTACTTAAAGTCCGAGGGATTTTCTCCAACACGCTACGAGCAAGCCATTAGGAGCGCCACAAAGACTGGCGGTGCTCCTATCCCATCAACCATTGCAGGACCATTCTTGCAAGGCTTAACCTTCAATACTGCCGACGAGATTGAGGCAGCGTTTAGGGCTGGTGCTATTAGCGGTCCGCAATACGAGCAGATGCTTTCGCGTGTCAGGGCTGGACTCAAAGAGTATGGCGAGAAGTACCCAACACGCTCAACAATGGCAGAGATTGGTGGCGGTCTAGCTCCTGTTGCTGCTGCACTTGGTGCAACATATTTGACTGGTGGCGCAGCAGCTCCTGCACTTGAAGCAACTACCGCAAGGGTGGCTCAGACTGTTGCGCAGAAAGCGCCAAGTCTATTAGGTCAAATTGGTCGCGGTGCTGGTTACGGTGCTGCATCAGGCGTTGCGTCTGGTGTCGGTGGTGCTGAAGGCGGTCTACCTAGTCGCGTTACAGGTGGTTTGCTTGGCGGTGGATTAGGTCTAGGTATGGGTGCAGCAGCTCCTGCCGTCAGTACCGTAGTCGCACCAGTAGGACGCAAGATTGCAAATGTCTTAACAGGCGCTCCAGCACAAACAGCAGAGACTAAGGCTCAAGAGTTGATTGCACGCGCATTGCAACGCGAAAACATTAGCCCAGAGCAGTTAGCTGCGCGTCAGGCTGAGACAGTTCGCACTCTAGGCGCTAGAGACGAGACTTTGGCAGACATTACTGGCGAGTCTATGCGTAGACTTGCACGCGGTGCTATGGCAGTCCCTAGTGGTGCTCAGACAGATGTGCGTCAGATGCTTGTGGAGCGTGCCGTAGGCGCTGGTCCAAGGATCACCAAGGACATCACAGACTTGACAGCAGTCGGTGCGCGTGACATTGGTGAGGTTGCTGACGAGATCATTAGAAACCGCGCTGAGAAAGCAAAGCCACTATACGATCAAGCCTTTGCTGCTGGTGAGGTCTACTCACCGAAGATCGACGAACTACTGGCTAAGTCACGCGACATCAAGAATGCTATTGAGAGTGCTCGCGCATTGCCTCAGTATGCGGATTTACCTCCAAACAGTATGCTGATGCTAGACAAGGCTTACAAGTATGTTGGCGACTTGGCAAACGAGGCAAAGATCAAGGGTCAATCAACTCGCGCCAAGGACTTGAACGATTTGCGTATTGAGTTACTTAATGCCATTACAGACAAGCAGACTGGCGTGCCTGTCTACGGTGAAGCCGTTAAGACATTTGCTAGTGAGTCTTTACTGAAGGACGCTCTAGAGGCTGGCTCTAATAAGTTCTTGAAGAAGACACCAGCAGAGATAAACCGCGAATTGTCTAAGTTCTCTGACGATGCAGAGCGCCAGATGTATCGACTCGGTGCAGTTCAATCTTTGCGTGATGAAATCTACGGCATGAAAGAGACTGGCGACATTGCTGGAAAGTTCATTAACAGCCGTGAGATGCGTGACCGTATGCGCACCATCTTCAACTCAAATGGCGAGTACGAGGCATTCGTCAAAAACTTAGAGCGCGAGCGTCAGATGGCTATCACTAGGTCTCGCATTGAGGGTGGCTCACCAACTGCACCTATCCAGCAAGACATTGCTGAGATGGCAGGACCATCGCCCACAGAGTTGATCGGTGCTGGTGCTCAGATGGCTGGTGGTAATGTGCTTGGTGGTATGGCTAACATCTACCGCCAGCTCGGACCACGCATCCAAGGAATTGACCAAAATGTCGCTGAAGCCCTATCGCGTAGCGTCTTAAACCCTAGTTTTAATCAGCAACAACAACTGCTGATGGGTATAACACCAGTTATGCAAGAGTTGCAGCGCAGAGCACTAGGCGAGTCAACAAGACGCGCAGCTTATTCAACATCTGCTGGCGGTGCTCCTGCTACTTTGTTGGGTGAATAAATGGCAACATCAAACCCGTACTCAGACTCTCTCTTGATGGACGCATTGCGTGGCTCTCTGAGCAACGCTGAGTCCTTTGGTCGTGGCTTTGCTGTCGCTCCTGTCGGTCTGCTTGGTGACATCGAGGGATTGCTACGCAAGGGAGTTAACTTCTCCTTTGGTCGTGGTGGCGTGAATGTGGGTGAGACTCCAGTCCTGCCAACTACCGAAGGACTGCTGTCTAGCATCCCACGCATGACAGCACCACGCATGGAGACGGCTGGTATGGAGCAGATAGGCTCTGCTGCCAATCCTAGAGGACCAATCAACCTTGGTCGCGCTGTGGCTAGTTTGCCTTCTGATGTGGCTAGGGCTGGTAAAGAGTTTCTTGAGACTACTGCGCAGCCGATGTATGTATATCGTCCATCGACACCACTAAAAATTGATCCGACAGTCGGCACAAGATACGAGCGAGAGTTTCTTGGTGGTCTTGCTGAGAAGACACCGCTAAAGATTGAGGATTATCAAGGCGCAAGCGCCATGTTGATGCCTTGGGACAGCTCAAGTCGCAACTACAAAATCACATCCATATCTGACGAAGCCTTACCAAATCCAATCATTACTCATGGTGGTCAAGACTATGCGCGTGACTTGGCTCACATTGAGCAAGGTATTGCTGGCGCTTCTGGCTTAGAGATCGCAAAGCGTATTCGTGACAGAGATGCTATCGCTCGCATGGAAAACATTGCTGCTGGCGGTACTGGTGAGATATTGCATCTACCAGTAACTATGGGAACTGGAGCTGAGAACTTCTCAGTCATGCCAGTAGAAGGCTTATTGCAAATTGCTGATATGGCAAAACTTGATAAAAAACTTATCAAAGAATTTGACGACAGCGTAAGAAACTACACACCGCCACAAAGCACAGTAAAAACACCATTTAAAAAGTTTAAAGGAATCATGTCTGAAGAGGGACGGGTGCAGATTTATTCTGGTGAAGGCGTAAATTCAACTGCTGGTGAGTTACGCAAAGCAATTATGAATCGTGCGTTTTTGAAGGAAAACCAACAACGATTTGGATTTAATGCAGAAGACTTGCAAAATGCAATCATCGATCCTTCATTGCTTGGAGTTCCAAAAGGCTATGTTGGTAACACCGCAATATTGACAACTCCAGAGGGAATGCATTTGCGTCCTTCTGCGAACAAAACATATAACACCTACTTTACTGGACAGTACCAAGGAACACTTGGTCAAAGCGTGCCAGCAGAAGTATTGTTTCCACGGCTATTCCCACAACTTACACAAGAGTTTGCTAACAAGAAAAGTGATATTAGAAATATGGCTTTAGGTGCTCTTGAGAAACGCAAAGAAGGTGTATCAGAGTTAATTGACCAACAAGTAATTGACAACTACTACAACTATTTAGCAAGCCAAAGAGCAAAAGGTTTACTCGACTGAGTATTGCTTGTCTAGCAATGCTGATTGCAGCAACATTATTGCGTCTTCTAAAAAAGCCATATAGGTGTCATCATCAGATTTGACTAAATCTTCGCTGAAATCTAAATCTACATTCACACCGTCTTTTGTAATTACAAGTTTCATCACACATCCCCATAAAAAGCAGCAATCAACGGGTCACGCTTAATCTTGCGTCTTAGTTGATTCTGCTTGGTTAGTCTTCTTTCCTTTGCGTCTGCATCTTCTTTGGCTCGGTGCTTACGCAACCTTGAGCTGCTGCTCACAGGCTCTGGCTTATCTGCATCGACTCCGATGCCGTATCTCCAGACAGCAATCCAGCCGTTTGCTTTTGCCTTACGCCATGACTGGATATGGACAGCACCTTCTTCCTTGAGCTTTTGCAGCATATCCCTGCTAGACCGTAGCGTGCAATGGAGGAGGTCTGCTAACTCTCTGCTGGTGTAACCCTTCTGAGAGATCAGGGCAACCAGTTTAGGCATTCTGGTGGACCTCATTTGTCGTCTAGTCCGAAGTACAGCACAGCAAAGATAACCGCCAGTCCAATCAAAGCACCCATCACCAGCAAGACGATGATGGTCAAGATGTTTTCAATCATAGTTAAGCCCTTTCAGTTTTAACTCAATGTTTCTGGCGGTCTGCTCAATCTCGCAACCCCCTTTGCCGTATGCTATGCACTTGTGTATCTCCTCTTCGGTGAGGGATACCCACGGCTTTTTGTAGGTCTGGATGTCGTCGTCGTCTTGCACCTTGCGGTGCGGGACTGATATTCCTATGTGTCGTGTCATTCTTCATTCTCCACAGAATCGTTAATTAACTGCTGCTTGACCAACTCCAAGCAACCAATTACGGTTGCCATGTAAAGCGTCTCGTCATACTTGTGTATCACTTCAAGCAGTTCGTCTACCAAACCGCCAGCCAACTTTCCTTGATTGAGAATCATGTGTTCTTCTCCTTGAGTTTGGCTTCAATGCCTCTGAAAAATTCACGCCAAAAACTATCGGTCGGGTCTGATGCTTCCATTTTTTCAGCGCAATCTGCAATCTCCTCATCCGTCAGCCCAAC